ATGTTAGGAAGAGGTCTTGGTGAGGATGCGACTAACTTTCAAATGAATCGTTTATCAGGAGTTATGGCTGCGTACAATCCACAGCTTGAATTTGCAGCAGCAAAAGCAGCACAGGCTAAGAAGCCGGGTTTCTTTAGTGGTTTTGGTTTTGGTGACCTTGTTAGTGCAGGGACTGATTTATATTCCGCGTATAAAAGCGGAGGGGGATAGAATAATGGCAGCATTTCAAGGGTGGGGGTCAGGCCCGAATTTTGCCCCAGCGGCAGCAGCAATGACACAAGCCACGCAGATAGAAGAGCAGAGAAGGGCTAGACAATCGGAGCAGATTAGGTCTGCATTTGAAGGGCTTCGTGATGCACGACGGCGAAGAGAAGATCAAGCTATTGCCGCCGATACCGCCAAGCAAGCACAAAAGAATACAGAAGCTACTCGTGCGATAAATTTATATACGGCGATAAGTAATCAATCTAATCAACTTCAATTGCGAGAGCCTAAACAGTCGGACTTTCTCTTGAATCCTGACGCCTATGGACCAGCACTTGAGACTTGGAAAAATGCCGTCGATAGAAATCAAGCTCAGTTGCGCGAACTAGAAGCAAATAACCCTAATTTACGGGCAATGCTAGGTGCTCAAGGAGGTGGGGCTAACCCTAATACTCCTACGTATATGATGCAAAAAGCCCAAAACGCTAGTGCTCCTGTTGCCACAGGTATTATTACTAACACAGATTTAGAAACGGAAGTACAACCTGACGTCGCGAGTAATACTAATAATAATAATTTGGAGTTCGGTGGTAACGCCCAGACTAATACGGCGACCACTCAAGATTCTTCGGGGAACATATTTGACCGAACTGGACGATACATAGGTCGGGCGCTCGCAGACCTTACACTTCCTTATGACCCTAACGCGGACCCTTCTAATCCGGACGAACGCGGTTTTTTTCAAAAAGCAAAAGATCTAGGTTACGATGCTAAATCTTTGTACACTATGCTTGAGGATAGGGCACAAAAACAAATGCTAGGGCCAGAGGTAGGGCAAGAAGTAGGTTTGGGTACGGATGATGATGATGTAGTAACTACGCCAGGGGAAACACCCGCTAATTTATCTGGAGAGGAGGCACGAGGGGATACACCAGAAAGTACTAGGCGAGCAATTCAAGACACAATATTTAATGCTATAGAGCAGTCACGTATCGACCTTGGTGATATGGCTGATGGGGTATATGATGCAATTACCACTGGTATAGATAAGGTTATACCAGATGGTCTGGAGCGACGTATAGATGCGTTTGGGAAGTCTAATTTAGGCGATAGAGAACATGCACAAGAAGTAATTACGCTTGAAGAGATTGCAAAAGAATCTGCTAAGGGCGCTGTAGCAGGTATTGCAGGAGGAATGGCGGTAGTTCTTGGTCTAACGGCTTTAAGGACTATTAGACCCGGACAACGGCAAGTGGTTGCAGAGACGAAAAAAAGATATGCAGCCCTACTACAACGAATTAGGGAGGCAGCAAAGCTTAGGGCTGCGAGAAAGGAATATCAAAAGAAAGCAGATAAAGTAGCGAAAGCGAGGGCTGCGAGAGAAGCTGCGAAAAAGGCGAAAGAAAACGCTGAGAGAAAAGCGAGAGAAAAAGCTAACAAACGTGGACAAGCAACCCCTAATTCTAAGGTTCGACCTAAAGACTTCCTTCCTGGTAACCGCGTAAACTCTAACTTCATGGGTAGATAGTAGGATAAGCGATGCCAACATACGATGAACTACCGAACGACAATCAATTCCTTTCTGATGGTATTAAATACTTGCGCCTGTCAGGAGAGGACGTAGGTGACACATCTGACACACCAGAAAATAGAATAGCGTTGCGAGATAGAATCCTATCGGAGAACCGATGGAACGTTGCAAACTTACTGGATGCTCTTGAGCTAGGAAAAAATGTTTACGGTGACAATGTCGGACAAGAAGATTTGGCTGCTGTAGGTAGAGTAATGTCTACCATAGATAATATGCCTGATTGGTATAAACCAGGAGGTGCTCCAGCGTTTGACACGATAAAAGACTACGCTTTAGCTAGTATAGCTGACCCAACTAACGTAGCGGGTGCATTGTTAGGGGCAGCTACTTTTGGTTTTTCGGGTGGCGCAAGTCTCGCTGCAAAGCAAACTGCAAAGACTGGTGTTAAGAGCTACATAAAGAACAAGGCAACGCTTGCTGTCAGTGCTCCGGTATTAAAGGCCGCTGCTACTGAGGGTGCTATAACCGGCGCAGGTAGCGCATACAGAAGTGTTGTAGACCAAAGGACTAAGATTAAGGTGGGACTACAATCTGAGGTTGACCCTGTTGAAGCGTTAATGACGGGTGTCCTTGAGGGTCCGTTATCTGTGTTTGGTGGTGGCGTAGTTGCTACCGGTCTAGGTGCAGCATCCAGAGGTGTAGGCAATGTAGCATCAACTAGCACGGGAAAAGCTTTTGGGCTAGAGTGGATGAAGAATAATCTGCTGCCTAAATCTGCGAACGATGCCGTGTCTAATCGACTTGCTGAAGAGTTCATGGGAAGAAGTAACTCTTATCAAAAAGAAATTAGTAGTTTAGGAAAATTAATGGAGAGGCAGATTACCAAGCACCACTCTGGAAATAAGAACGAAACTATTGACACTATCAACGCGCTCTTGGACGGAAAGGCGACGACAGACGATTTAACAAACTTAAACGCCGACTTACGCCAAACAGTTTTGAGTAGTAAGCGTTTAATCACTGAAGTACAAGAGTACATTAAGACCAACCCAAATGTCGGCAAAGAACTACTAAAGACCATTGGGAAGCATGACGACTACGCTAGAAATGTGTACGAAGTTTTCCAAGTTAAGAAGCGTGCAGTTTCATTTAAGAAGTTTATCGACAAGAATCCGCAGGTACTTAAAGAACTAGCCGATACAATTGCGGAAGACCCTTCGTTTTTAGCTCGGATACAAGCAGATAATCCTACGTATGCCCGAGGATTGACACCGGAAGACTTTCAAGGTGGTTCAGATGCGGCCCTTAAAGCGGCAAGGGATTTAGCAAAGCAGCTATACGATCCTAAGAAAGGCCGCTACAGTAGCATAAAAAGTACGACAGAAACAAGGCAGGAGATCCCCGAGGTATTGAATAAAATCTGGGGTAAGAACTACAACCCTGCAGCACGAGTAAGGCAGTCGGTTGATGGTTTGATAAAGCGTACCCAGGGGGTTATGCTTGGAACAAGTCTTGCTGATAGTTTAGCGGGTCGTGGTTTAGCTTCTGTTAACCCGGTACGTCGTGATCTAGGTAGACAAGGTGCCGATAATGTTTTAAAGGAGTCTCCAAGACAAGCCGCAGCACGAGAGTTGAACGTTGCGCGAGAGCAACAGGGTGCCCCATTGTTAAAGCCTACGGAGTTAGTTCGGTTGCTTGGGCCTGAGCAGACTGATTTAGTTAGCTTAAGAAAGGGCGACATAAATGCAAAAGCTAGTTACAAAGATGTATACGTAGCGCCGGAAACAGCAGCTAACCTTCGCCCAATACTGAGCCAGCTTTCAAACTATAAACCCTTGTTTGATGGTAGACACAGTTTCCTAGAGAATACTGGTAGAGCCTTAGGTAGAACACAGGGCGTGCTTAAGGTAGGTAAAACTGTTATAAGCCCAGTTACTATAGTAAGAAACGCGGTTGGCGCTTCTTTAGCAATGATAGGTTCAGGAAACCCGGTGCGATGGGTTCGGGATTTTGCTAGTGTGGCTAGGGATTTTACTAGCTCTGAGGTAACCCAAACTGCACGCGACCTTAGAAATTTAGGTGTAACAGGGTCGTCTGTAGACATTGGACAAATTTTGACCCGTCTGGGAAAAGACATAAACGAAGACCCCGGTATAATTGAAAAGGTAGGTACATTTGGTTTAGCAGGAGCTTTTCCAAAAGCATATCAAAAAGCGCAAGCCTTTTACGGTGGGACTGATGATTTTTTTAAGTCCCTTACATACATGGCTGAGTACGGAAAAGAAAAATCCATATGGGACAGTTTGACTGAATCGCAACGCGCTGATCGCCTTGAGTTATTTAGAGCAGAAGCGGGGCAGGATATTACGCCAGACAATTACCTTTCTCAGAAAGCAGCGTGGAACACGAAGAATGTCATGCCTGTATATTCCAGAGTACCGGCTATAACCGAACACGCCCTTGTACGAAGCATACCAGTGATAGGTAACTTTTCCGCGTACCCTTCTGAGATGTTCCGCAACGTATTCAACATCTATAAGTTGGCTGCTGAAGAACTAGAGCAGGGTTTTGCATACAATAACTTGAGACTAATTAACAATGGTCTTATGCGTATGGCAGCTTTCCCTGCGGTTGCCAGTGCAGGATATGTAGTAGCAGAATCAATTGCTGAGTCGGAGGGAACTAAGGACGCAGTAGAAGCGTTGCGTTCTCTGGCGGCACCTTGGGATAAATATGGTGCACTTGTTATTACTGGCAACGAGGTTAAGAACGGGCGTAACATACTTAAGTACACGAACCTAAGCTACAGCAACCCATACGCGCCTTTTGTGAACGTGTTAATGCCTACAATAACTGCTTTAGCAAACGGTGAGCCGCTTCAGAAAGTTCTTAGTGAAGGGTTGCTGGAATCTTCCAAAGCATTCGTATCTCCTTACACTGACCCTGCACTAACGTCTGTTGCGGCAGAGGCTTTAATTGAAGGAAACTTGGGTAAGCTCTACAAGACTGTCCAACCTGGATTTGTGAAGGTAGGTCTTGATACCGCTAAACAGTTAGGCGCTCTAAAAGGAGAAGACAGTATCTTGGGTTTAAACGTGACTCCTCAGGATATTGAGCGTGCGTTATATCCTAAAGCCTTTGGTTCTGACTCGGCTGCACCAGAAAGTGTGGAAGACCTCAATAAGATTATGGCAAAAGAAGGTCAGAACTTAGCAGGTTTAAACGAGCGGGAAATAGACCTAACGACTGCGCTGGGATTTGCTGCACTTGAGATGGCTAATAACTACGAAGAGCACTACAATAAGGCGTCTAGCAAGATAAAGACTTTCCTAACCGACCCGAACTATAGCTTGACCCCCGGTAGCGATGCAACCAACCAGATGCTAGAAGAGTACGAGACTGTACTGGAGTTAGACTTTGTAAGGGACCAGCAGTTACATGAGTTGTACGAGGACATGATTACCTTAACCGGTAGTAAAATGGCGGCACGTAAAGTCTTACTAGACCCTGCAATTAAAAAGGCTGTGGGTAGCAATGACAAACTATCTACCATCATGTCTGATAAGCCTAGATTTCTACCTAAACAGTTTTTCAATCCCACAAAAATAAAAGCACTGTATCGGGATATAAGTCAACTTCCGGCGAACGTGAGGAGATCTAAGTCTGCGGCGCTGTCTAACTTCCTCGCGGAAGTATATCGATTGGAAGGCTTATACAGAAGCAAGAGTTTACTAGACACGCCGGAACTGGATTAAGAAGGACTTACTATGGACTCTCAAATATTTTTACCCGATGTTGAATACACTAGCATCGAGCACACTATTGCTGTTTTTGCAGCGACTATGCAGCTACGTCAGAAAAAGCTTGAGTTAGATGAACTGCTGTTTTTACATGACCTGCTGGAAAAGGAAATAGAAAAACACGAATTGATGCTGCATTAAATTACCACTAAAATAACTTACATAACTATAATAAAATGTTGCACACTAGAGAGGAACTTTTACGATGGACTCATTTATACGGGGATATAACGACGTACTAGATAAAGATATATTGGACAGGGTTATTGCAGCGTTTGAGGAGATACAAAAAAACTCCGGGTACAACGGCGATACTCAGTTTTCAGGTAGGGCTGGTAGGCATGACAGGTCGATTAATATAGAAGACCACAACTCTGCCCTAGCAGGAGCAGTAAACAAAGCCTTAAACCCCTACCTAAATGACTACTTAGCAGAATTTCCTGGTGGTGAAAATGTTAGCGTTATCGGATATAACATTAAGGTACAAAAGACTGAACCTACCGGTGGCTATCACGTTTGGCATTGTGAGCATTCAGGAAAGGTGGGTACTAGTAACCGCGCTTTGGTGTGGGTATTGTATCTAAATGACATTGAGGAAGGTGGAGAAACTGAGTTTTTAAATCAGAAGCAGCGCATAGAGCCAGCAGCAGGACGCCTTGTAATTTTCCCAGCGGCGTTTCCTTGGCAGCATCGAGGTAATCCCCCGCTAGTAGGTACAAAATATATAGCTACTGGTTGGTGGCACTACCATCTGGTATAAGCGAACCTCTCATTCTCCCGGCTCTTCGTCGGGAGCTTTTTTTCCGGCTGCTTCCTCAAGTTTAGGTACTAAGTTAAGTACCGCTGCAGGTTCTTGGTGTTCATATTGTACTTCGTACTCATACTCGTATTCGTATTCTTCTCCTCTAGGGAGATAGACTTGGTAATACGCCGAACATACGGGACACCTTAATTTAGTTACAAACTCCCAGTCGGGGTCTGGTAAATCTAAATCCTCCTCCCACGCAAGTTCTTCATCACAATGCCAACAGTTCATGTTATAGTCCTTATCGATATGGACAACTAAAAGCTGAGTAAATATCCAACCAATACCCAGCTTAGGATGTAGACAATAACTAGAATAGTCTCTTCACGATGCATTCTAGGCTGTCATACCCCGCATACTCCAGCGCCGCAAGGATCGTTTTCCTCGTAAACAACACCTTTGTGCTTAACCGCTTCAGCGTAGTCAACGGCTGTAATAGGTTGTCCTCCTCTACTACCATCTGGGTAACAGGTAAGTCCACGTAATCTACTCGCGTACTTGGCTAGTATTTTAGCAAACTTATCCGCACCTAGAGTACCACTAGCAACTGTAGGAAGATTAATGGTTGACGAAATACTCTGGTCAACATAGTCCTGTATATCGGCTTGGAATTTAATTCGTTGTTCTGGTTTACTGGATAAATCATTTGCTGAGTCTATTGATGATGGCTTAACGCCTAAGTGGTCAATAAGCGTTTGCGCCGTTCCATCCACACAAAACTCGTACTTCCACCGAGTCCCCTCAGTAAGATACCTTCTCTTGTACGCAACAGCATACACGGGTTCGATACCTGTAGTGGTTCCGGCGAGTATTCCAATTGTTCCTGTAGGTGCTATAGCTCGATAGGCAACCGGCTTGGAGATATAGAGTCTATCACAATGTTCGTTAGCCGCTTTTTCAGATTCTGTTTTATACACATTTAACCACTTGTGAAGCTCTGGACTTACTTCATAGTTGGAACCAGACTTAAGTAGCCATTCGTGGATACCCATAAGCCCAAGTCCGAGTCTTCGGTTTTTACTGCGAACCTTTTGAACTTTGTCATACGGTAAATCGGCTCTGACTGTTCCGCAGACCAAGAATTTTGAGGCGAGGGCAACCACATCTTTGAATTCTTCCAGACTCTCGATATTGCCCATATTGATTGAGCCAAGATTACATACGTCACTGTCATCCTCACTCGTAACCTCAGTACATGCGTTTCTAAGGGTCTCATTACTTTTGTCTCCGAAGTTAAAACTAAAGCCAGGTTCGCCAGTAGTAAGTGCTTGTTGACAGTTCTCTAAAAACACGGGGTCTTTCCAAGCATCATCGCCTAGATTTAACCAATCATCACTATAGTTTACCGAAATATTCGTCTGGTCTAGTGGGGCAGGAAAATTAAAATTAACTTCTTTCGCTTGTGCCAGAGTTACTTTATCCGTGATAGGCATGTTCTGCCAGTCCTTTGCATGTAGGAAGGCGCTAATGTCCTCGTGTTCCCTGTCGAGAGAGGCATATATAGCAGACCTTCGAGAACCTCCCTGCATGACGTTCCTGCCTATTTCGTTAATCATATTCATAAGGGGTAGGGGTCCACTAGAAACACCGCCTGTGCGCGATAGGGCGCGTCCTGAAGGCCTAAGAATAGAGTAGTCCACCCCTATTCCTCCCCCTAGCATAAGGCAGCTATTTGCCCTCCATATTAAGTTAGACCACTCCTCGCGGGTATCTTCTTCAGCGCGTAAAAGAAAGCAGTTATTCCATGCGTGAAGCTTTCGACCTGCATAGTACAGGTATCTCCCGCCGGGAATAAACTTCATGGTAGTTATGTAGTGAACTAGTTGCTCGCGGTCGTTCGTACCAAGAATGACATGATGCCCCGTACCCATGTCTCCGCACACGTCTTCCACGCATCGTCTAGCGAGGCATTGCCAACTGTCTGTTGGTCCTTGGGCATACTTTGTCCTAAATACGTTCTCGCCTAAAGTAGTGCGAAAAGAATTACTTTGCATTGGTAGTACCCTTTTTAACAGTGTTATATTTATCAACTACCTCATTGTAGCACTCTTGAAAATGCTCGTAGGTAAACTCCCAACTACCTCTAGTTAGGTTGAGTTTTGTCGTCATCAAAAGCATCGCCCCATTCAAATAAGTCTCGTGTTCTATAGAGCCTTTTTTCTTTGCTGCGGTGGTACTTTTGTTTCGGGGCTTCGTGCTCTGTTTTGGTGTGTTTAAAGCGGTCACGTTTATGTTTCCTCAGGGGGTTCATTAATTTCACCTATCAGCAGATAATCCATGCTGACCTCTTCAAGCTCAAACTTGTGTTGTTTGTCGATAAACTTTTCTGGGAATGCCTGTATCAGTTCACTACTAGACAAATCTAAAAGATCGACAATAACATCAGGGTCGTACCTTTCAGAAACTCGAAGCATAAACTCCTCTAAAGTGTACACTATCTTGCGTACTCCTTCAACAGGTATTCCATGCTTACTTCCATCAGATCGTAATCGCCACCAGATACCTCGTGCTTTAATAAAATTCCGCTCCAACTCTGGGAGTTTTTTTGCGGTCCTAAGTATTCATGGTAGTCAGGGTAAAAGCGTCCGCACACTAATCCACGCCGCCGCTTACCAGTGCAGGTGTAAATTTCACCGGTTTGTTTTTTCTGTTGGTGTCCCATAGTAAAGCTATGCCCTAAATTTTTAAGCTTGCTTTCTATTGTTCCACCTATAGCGTTAGAAAATAAACTTGTAGGATTAACGAAGTAGTGGCTGTAACAAATACCATCTAACTCAAGTATCGTGAGGAAGGGGTGCGTTATTACTCCAAGGGAGTTTAGTGGGTTGAGTATCACTTTCTCTAGGCTTAACATACTCCCTAGCATACGCATATGTGCAGAATTTGAAGCTCGTATAATACGTTCCTCGTGGTTACCCACTAAGTAGTGTATCTCAGGGTCGTACTTTGTTGTTCGCAACCCCCGCAGAAACATATGCATAGCAGCCCATCCCGCGTCGAGGTCCGCTTTAACGCATTTGTCTTCCCATCCCTTGTCTCCAGGTTTGTCGTAGCTGGACACGCTAGGCATATCCCACCAGTCACCGATAAGAATTATTTTTTCTGGTTTGTGCTTTCGCAGGTATCTAGCGGCAGCAGAAATATGCGTAACATCACTGCCTGGATAGATTTGAGTGTCTGGAATCATCGCGTGCTTCATGTACTTGACCTCAGTTACTTTACCCAGTCTTCGGGGATGTCCCGCCCGACTGCACAAATAATACTCTTATCAGCACACCACTCAGTGTACCGTCGATACTTCTTCTTAGTTAGCCAGTTGTCATACATAAATAGCATTCGGAAATTATCTCTGGTAAGGTCATTGTCACTCTCCAGTACAGCGAGTATTTTTGTTCTTCCTTTACCGTCCCACTTACCTTTTGTTTCTACCCATAGCTTAGTCTTTTTCAGGAAAAAATCCGGGGTATAGGTTGTTTTCCTACCCACGCTAGTTGAATGGCAGTCAAAGCACGATCCTTGGTGCACAGGGAAGTAGTAATCAAATGATTTAGGCTCATATTGAAACTTTACCTTACGTTCGACCAGTCTTTGTGCTACCTGCTTCTCGTAATTAGAACGGAAAACATATACTTTTCGACCTACTTTAAGCTTTAAACGGGCATTCGTCGGGTATTTCACGCCATATCCATAGGAGGTCGCAGTTTTTGTTGAACTTTTCTTGCCACCCATCCCCAAACTCCTTTTTGTATTGGCCGATAACAACTGCTTTATCGATGTCGCTATCCTTTTTTAAGGTCTCTTTATCACAATGGTAGTCTAGAACATGCTTTACACTGTCACTCGGGAAGGGAATCATTCGCTCCGCTTTCTTTGGGCCAATTTGATTTATGCCTGTGATGTTATCTGCCCTGTCTCCTTCGAGCATTTGCCTCCAAAAGATTTTGTTTGCTTGTCTATCGGACACCACATAGAACTCATCCTTCACGAAGTTATAATGTATCCCAGCAATCTGATTTAAATCCTTATCGATGGATACCACTATGGGCAGTATACCCGCCTTCGTTGCGTCGGTGCACGCCTGTCCAAAAAAATCATCCGCCTCACACCTCTCAGAGACCTGTGCAAAGTGGTGTGTTTGCAAATACTTTCTTATGGCTGGGAGGTGCTCTGGTTTCTTAATGTCTTTTCTATTCGCTTTATATTCAGGATCGATATGGTGCCGGAAATTTTTACTACCTGTTAAGAACGTGGTATAACTTACCTGCTCTCGGGTAGAGGCTGCGGCGGTCGCATCTATGGCATTTTCAACCATAGATTTGCAATTCTGAAGAGCATTAGCTACCGGCTCCAACTCACGGTACGAGTCTAAATGCTCAAGTTCTACATGTTGCTTCGCTTCTTTTTTGGATGCGTAAATAGCACCCCCCATATCGGGGGGTGAACGCTTATCAAAGTACACTTTTTTCTCTGCTCCAAATCCTGCTCTGTATGCCAAGATGTCGCCATCGAACAGTAAGAAAACCTTCTTAACATCTTTCCACAACAAGTCAGGATTGAAGTTCACAGTACTACGACGCTTTTTGTTGGTAGCCGTAGTCGATTGCTGCAGACTCCCAATCTTCCGGGGTGACTTCTTTGTCCTCAGTCAAGGGCTTTGGGGCGTCTGCTTCTCCGCTCGTGTAGTCAACGAACTTACGTGCCAGCGCGATAATGAGGTCTGCAGTAGCAGTGATGTCCGCACCCTCTTGTGTCGATGCTAGGATAACGTCTGCTGCAACTTTCATCATTGACTGTCGTTGAATGCACATGTCCCTGCTAAGGTTCTTATCTACACTCGCCGCCCCAACCGTGGATATGTTAGTGGCAGGGCTGGAGGCTGGAACCTTCTTGATGCTTTGCGGCGAGGCGTTGTAGTAGTCCTTTCCCCCAAACTCTTTGACTTCATACGTGAATGAGATATGGTCTCCGGGTTGCGCCGCCCAATCCTCTGCAGGAATGTGGTTAAACAGCTTGTAGTACACGGGATCATTCTCTAACTTAAATGACCCAGACGAACCACCACCCTTTTTTTCAAAGGGCTTGCCGATAAACGCTAATTGTCCGGTCTTTGTTGGCATACTAATCTCCTGGTTTATGTAACATTACATATTAATTAAAACACATCCCGCGAAGTTTGTCAAGCGGCGT